TGCCGCATCGCCAACAATTGACTGTTTGATTGTGAAAGTTCTTGATATTGCACTCAGTGTGCCTGTAGTAACAATTTTAGATTTAATTGCAGTTGTGCCGCTGGCTGCTCTTTTCCACAATCTAAAAGTAGTAGTGGCCAATGTTTCATCCATGCCATCAAAACCGTTCACTGCTCCAGTGGTAGCGGAATATGATCCTGCGTCTTCACGGGCATTTGTTTGCACAAATAATGCATCCTTAGGAAGATTTGCGCCACCACCGGATTTATCTAGAAAGTATAGTGCAGAGTGCGGAGTTGCATACAGGGGTGCTTCATTAGCCATCCACGAATCAGTAGTTTGATTGTAACGTTTTACTCTCCAACGAGATCCGTTGTTTGGCTCAGTTGTTTTTAACCATACAGAACCTGTAGGACGAGCATTTACAGTAGATCCAAAATCTGATCTCTTAAACAACGGTATGCTGGTGTGTGGTTGTTGGGCAAGTACTGGGCACATATATGTGCCGGCAACAATGTTCAATTTACCAGTACCAGTACCCAGTGCTGTTCCACTGATAACAATACTACCTGTTCCGCCTGCGGTCGCAGTGGAATCACCGTCTGTGGCTGTGGAAGTACCGTCGCTGTATAGATACAATCTGTTGTTGCTGACAGTGGCTGTGATACCGCTGCCGTTCATTAGAGTATTGATGCTGGAAAGACAGGCAGCAAGACTAACACCCACTGTGATGCTTACGTCATTGATAATCAATGTACCTGATAATGTACCAGTCACTGCTGCAGAACTGAATGCTGTGGGATGACTAGCTGTCCAGTTAGGACTACCAACTAGTACCCATGTACCGGCTGTGATACCAGCAGTGGCATTGCCTGCACTCTTGTAGTACATTCTTACCAGTTCATCATCAGCTAAAAATGTTCCGTCGCCTGCGGCTGTTTGAAACACCACAGCATAATCACCTATTGTGCCTACCGATGTTTTTGGAGCATTGCTGTTGATGTTGTCAAGATCAGCGTCTGTGAGTACCAATGGGGTTTTAGCAGTAAATTTTTGACCGCTGTCTGCTAATGCCAAGCCATTCCATTCGTTGATTCCCCAAGTAGTAGTTTGTGTGTCTACCCACCACTTGCCGTCAGCTGGATCCGCTCCCGGTGCATCTGTTTGACCTTCTAATTCATTTAGGTTGATATCTGCACGTAGGATAAATGCAGAATTTGAAACGCCCAACAAGCTGTAAGCAGCTAGTAGACCGTATTCGTTTCTTTCGCCACCGTGTATAGGACTAGCCGATACTGTCTTTTCAAAGAACGGTGAACCAAATGTGTCAACAAGTTCTCGTTGACTGGTCATTTTAAATACCTTGCCTGCATTGGCTGCAGTGGTACCTGAAGCTGTGCCTGTGCCAGCTCCGTTTATTTTGTTTTCAGCAGTGGCTACAACAATTAACGGAACCGTACCTGGTTCAGCTGGAGTATAAAAACTCTCGTCAATTACTTGTACTTCTACGCCTGGTGATGTTAGTGCCATTCGACTGTCTCCTAGGGTTAAATCAATGTACTATTATTTAGCGCCATCACAAAAAAACCCCAGGATATACAAGATGGCAAAGGGGCTGAAAAGGCTTACTTCTTTTAAATAACTATATGAGACCTTTGTGTAAATGCGGTTCTAGACCCCGTGCTGTTAACTATAAAAAGAACAACAAGATCTATTATCGAAGCCTGTGCGAAATCTGCATGGCTAATGGTCTAGGTTTTGGTATTCCTAGATGGTATCGCTCCGGGTATCGAATTAAAAATCAATGCGACAAATGTGGATTTCGTTGCGCCCACAAAGAAGTTTTTAAAGTATTTCATATGGACGGCAATCTAGACAACTGTCGTCATAACAATTTAAAAACTGTGTGTTCAAACTGTGCTCAAATACTAGGCAAAGAAGGAATCACTTGGCGACAGGGCGATCTTGTCGCTGACTACTAGACTGGCTGACTGTCTGTAAAGATCATCAATAGTACTGTTGTTGTCAATGACCACATCAAAATCACTACCTAGCCAAGCCCACTCGCTGGCGTGTATCTTGCGCATTTTCATTGCGTTCAATCCCACATTGTTGCCTTGATTAGCACTAACTGCATCTGCATACCAGGTAGGCAGTATGCCTCTTTGTACCCAAACAATGCTGCCTCCTGCACGTTTTAGTGATTCAATTTCATTGGGGAATCTGCAATCTGAAATAACAATATTATCTCGACTGTTACGCAGTTTGTTTTCTAGGCTAGAAATCCAGATATCATCGTGGAATGCCTTACGACAAACTTCAGTACCCCAGTATTGCAACACCCATCTCGGAGTCAATGTAGGCATATCAAGTCTAGCGGCCCACCATGGATCTACTTGTTCTCGCCATTCACGGGCTTCTTTGGTGCGGCCTTCCAGCATGGTTCTATCCCAGCCAAACACTGAGGCTACTGCATCTTTAAGAGTTGATGCAAAACTTTCTCTACGGAACTCGTGAAAATTCACTAGGTAGTCTGCAACTGTGTCTTTTCCTGAGCCAATAAAACCGCAAATTCCAATAATCATAATATTCTCCAACTGTATAAAGTATACAGGAGAATATTGCTGCGGTCAACCTATAATAAAAGTATATCCCTGGCCGCCTGGTACTAATTTTATCAAATCATCTGTGAGTTTTTCAATTTCAGCCGTGGCTTCTGCTTTCATTGCTGCACCGTTTAGGCTGCTTCCGCCTTGAGGTCCAGCAATTTGAGCAAACTTTTCACGGGCTTGTCCTAGCATCATCTTGCAGTTGGCCAAACTATAATCTTTGATCCATTGTCCAGCATAGGTATCGTCAATGATGGCAAAATCTGGCTTGGTGTTATAGACCCATAACATTACTTCTTCGTCGCCTCTAGGACGCTGTTGAATCATTATCTTGCGACTCTGCGGTTGCCAAGTAAAATTGATGAAAGATCCAAACATCTTGCCCACTAATTCTTGATAACCACTGAACAATTCGTAGGTCAGTAGTCCTCCCATATTTGTTGAACTCAACAAATAGGTGTTGGTATAGGCCATGTTGAATGGCTCAAATACTGTGCCGCCTGTGCCGTTGCCGCTTCTTGAACCAACTGATCTACGAAATATCTGTCGCACCTGTTGTACTTCTTTTGGCAAAATATATTCTTGCTGGTTTTCTCTCAGTGTTAAAAACGCATAACTTTCTTCAACAGCATTGTCTGAACGCTGTCGAAAAACGCCTAATGCTCTGTTTAGTGCAGTTTCGTAATGTACGGGATCTAGTTCTACATCAATCATGCCGTCGCCCAGCATGGCTTTGCAATAACTAAAAACTTCTTGCTTGGATTGGTCTATTTGGCTCATACTGTTATTTATCGTAGCGGTAAATATACTACTATGCCAAGACTAAGTCTTTACCGTCCCGAAAAGGGCAATGATTATAAATTTATAGATAAAAATATCTGGGAAATGTTCCAGGTTGGAGGTACTGATGTTTTTATACATCGATATCTAGGACCCGGATCTACAGGTAATCCAGCCTCGCCTACTCTACCCGTGTATAACACAAGCGATCCTACACAGATACAGGATTTGCTGTTCCTAGAAAATAGAGATCGCAAATACGATCCCGACATTTACGTAATGCGAGGTGTGTACAGTCTACAAGATCTAGATTTCAATCTCAGTCAGTTTGGATTATTTTTACAAAACGACACAGTTTTTATAACCTTTCACATCAACGATACTATTGAAAAATTAGGTCGTAAATTGATCAGTGGGGATGTTATTGAACTGCCACATCTCAAAGACGATCATGCTCTCAATGATTTTCAATTTTCTCTAAAAAGATTCTATGTGATTGAGGAAGTAAATCGAGCCGCGGAAGGATTTTCAGTTACTTGGTATCCGCATCTATATCGTGCCAAATGTAAACCACTGGTTGACAGTCAAGAATTCAAAGAAATACTAGATCAAGTTGCCAACAAAGATGCAATGGTTGGCACATACAATGCAGCTGTGACCTACTATCCAGGCGATGTTGTTACTGGACTGGATGGAAAACATTATACAGTGCTACAAGAAGTTACCGGAGTTGCGCCTCCTAATGCTGTCTATTATGAACTAGCCGACAGCCTACGAAACATAATGAGCACCTACGAAAAAGAAATGCAGATCACTCAGGCAGTTCTCGATCAGGCTGAAGCAGATGCTCCGAGAAGCGGCTCGGATACCACACAGTTTTACACGTTGACAGTGGATGAAAATCAATTGCCGGTATTAGTCAGCGCAGATACCAGTCAATTAGACGCTAGTCTAGAAACTCAGGCCACTGATGAAGACGGCAATCTCTTGTACAACACCGATGGTACTCCCGTATATGTAGGGGCCACTGCTGCCACTGCTCTGTTATCATCAGAAGTATCTGGTTATAACGGATACCTAGTAGGCGGCGGAGTTCCTCCAAACGGTGCGCCATTCACAGCCGGTATAGCCTTTCCGATAGCTCCTGCAGATGGTCAATTCTGTCTACGTAAAGATTACTTCCCTTATAGGTTGTTTAGATACAACGGATCAAGATGGGTCAAAGTTGAAGACAAGGTGAGAATGACCATGAGCAATCTCGGACCAAGTGATGTTGGAGTGAGCGATCAATTTGAAGGCAAAGATGTTCGCCTGACACAAAAAGCTGGATTCATCAATAATACAAATACAGCCACAATAGATGGACACACTGTGAAAGAAAGACAGAGTCTCAGCAAGGCTCTTAGACCAGAGGCAGATGAATAATGGATTATTTTTACGATGCGCAAGTAAGACGATATGTCACCCAGTTTATGAGAATCTTTATAGGATTCAAATATAAAACTGGAGGCGATGTTCCTGAAGAGCGACACGTGCCTGTGTTGTACGGTGATATGACTAGACAGGTTGCTAGCATGATCAAAGACAACAGTGAAAACAAACTGTCAACGGTACCTAGAATAGCCTGTTATATTAGCGGACTTGAGTTAGATAACTCTAGAATTAGTGATTACAGTTTTGTTAGTAAACTATCTGTGAGAGAACGGCAGTACACCACCAATCCAGCAGGTGAAAGAGAATACGGCGGTGTACAAGGCGGTGGTTACACCGTGGAAAGACTCATGCCCACTCCATTTAAACTGTCTATGAAAGCAGAAATTTGGACCAGTAACACAGATCAAAAACTTCAATTGCTGGAACAAATTCTAGTA